GTAGTAAAACTGAAACTATTAAAGGGCAATCAAATATAAGATATAATGGAGATTTACATCAATGGATTGGTGGTAATTTCTATAATAGAAAACAATCTGGTCAAACAGACTTTTCATGTCCAGCTGATACAAGAACCGGAGGAACAGATTGCTCGGATGTAAATTCTGCCTCCGAGGTTGAATAAATAGAACATGGCTACAGTAGATATAAACTCAACACGAACCTTTAGAGACTTGGATTTGAATTTTACCATTCATCCAATCCGTAAAGACATTAATACGCATAAAAATGAATATGCCATTATTAATTCTGTTAAGAATTTGGTTCTAACAAACCATTATGAAAGACCATTCCAACCGCAAATTGGAAGTAATATACGCCGTCTTTTATTTGAAAATGTGGATTCTGTAACAGCGTCACAAATAGAAAGAGAGATAGTTGAAACTATTTCAAACTTTGAACCAAGAGTTCAAGTTTCAAAAGTAACAGCCGCAGCTGATCCAGATAATAATGGATATAAAGTAACACTTGAATTTTTTGTTATTAACAATTCAAACCCAATTACGATTAATTTCTTTTTAGAGAGAATTAGATAAAATGGCAGACCGCTTAAGAGTGACTGAGCTCGATTTTGATACAATCAAGTCCAATTTAAAAACATTCCTAAATCAACAATCAGAATTTACAGACTATGACTTTGATGGTGCTGGTCTTTCTGTATTGATTGATTTGTTGGCTTATAATACACACTATAATGCCTACTATCTTAATATGGTGGCCAATGAGGCTTTCTTGGATACGGCACTATTGAGAGATTCGGCTGTTTCACATGCCAAAGTATTAAATTATGTTCCACACTCAACACGAGCACCCGTAGCTTATATTAAATTTGTTGTTGATTCAACATCATATACTCCAGCTACATTGACACTATCTGAAGGATTTACATTCCTATCAAATCAAATTGATTCAAAGGCCTATAATTTTGTTTTATTGGATAATGGCATAAGTGATATATCTGTTTCAAAAACAGGAACAAATTTTATTTTTAGTAATATTGCAATCTATGAAGGTCAATTAATCTCATACAATTTTACACATAATTCAGCTTCAAATCCAAAACAAGTATTTACGATACCTGATACAAATATTGATACGACAACATTAAAAGTAACAGTTCAACCATCTGTTTCAAATACAGCATCAACTGTTTATTCTAAAGTAACCGATGTTTTAGATATCTCGGCTACATCCGAAGTATTCTTCTTACAAGAAGAGCGTAAAGGTAATTATCAAATCTATTTTGGTAATGATGTTGTTGGTAAATCTTTACCTGATGGTGCTATTGTAACTGCTAAATACTTACTTACAAACGGAACAGCTGGAAATAAAGCCAATAACTTTGTTGCAACTTCATCGGTTGTTGATTCATTAGGTAATATATTAACCAATTTCACAATTACTCCTGTGAGTGCAGCTGCTGGTGGTGCTGACCGTGAATCTGTTGATGATATTAAATATTCAGCAGTAGCACAATTCTCAGCACAAAATCGTTTAGTATCATATAAAGATTATGAATCATACATTCTAAACAATTATCCAACACTTGAATCAGTTTCAGTTTGGGGTGGACAAGATAATGTTCCTCCTGTTTATGGTAAAGTATTTGTCTCATTAAAGCCTTATGCTGGTTTCTACATATCTGAAAGTGAAAAACAAAGAATCATTGATGAGATTATCACACCAAAATCTATCGTAACTGTTTCAACACAAATTATTAATCCAGAATATCTCTATTTGGTTGTTGAAAACAAAGTGCAATATGACCCAACAAAAACAACAGGTACTGTTACATCAATTAAAAATGCCATTCGCTCAGCTATATTGTCATATCGAGATTCTGAATTAAATAAATTTGGTTCTAAATTTGTTCTTTCAAAGATGCAAGATTCTGTTGATGGCACCGATAATAATGCTATCATTGGTTCTGAAGCCATTGTTCGTGTGCAAAAGAGATTTGAACCAACATTAGCTACTTCTCAAAATTATACAATCAAGTTTAATGTTCCTATTCATCGTGGTACAATTACTAATAAACTTACCTCAACGGAATTTGTGGTAAATGATTCACAGGGTGTAGCTCGAACAGTAACTTTTGATGAGATTCCTCAATCATATTCTGGAATTTCTTCAATAAGTATAACAAATCCAGGCACAGGTTATACGACAACACCAACAGTCACAATTACTGGCGATGGTACAGGTGCAACCGCCGAAGCTGTTATTGTAAATGGCGTTGTTCAGAGTATTAACATCACAAATCGTGGTATTGATTATACTCGTGCTACTGTTTCTATTTCAGGTGGTTCTGGTTATGGCGCCACTGGAGATGCTGTAATTGATTCAAGAACCGGTGTTGTTAGAACCATTTACTATGACACCAATGCTGAAAGACAAATTGTTGATAGTAATGCTGGTGAAATTGATTATGATAATGGTATCATTACACTCAATGATATTAATATTCGTTCAGTAAGTTCTGCTGATGGTCTTGTTCGATTGACCATTGAATCTGAAAAAGGAATTATACAATCAGTTCGTAATACAATTATTACAATTGACGAAGACGACCCAACATCTATTGTAACTACACTTGAAACAGTTTAATGTCTGATTTAAAAACCTCATTACTTGTTAATCGTCAGGTTCCTGAATTTATTCGGGACGAATATCCCCTATTCATAACTTTCCTTGAAGCTTATTATGAATTCCTTGAGACTAAACAAGGTACTAAACTAAACGATTTAACTCAAAGAGCTAAAGATTTAAGATACATTTCAGATGTTGATGAATCAATTGTTGACTTTGAAAATAACTTCTTTAATACCTATGCAACACTTTTACCTAAAGATGTTCAGGTTGATAAAGCATTCCTTATTAAAAATGTATTGCCATTATACCTTGCCAAAGGTAATGAGAAATCATTTAAATTACTATTCAGAATGTTATTCAATGATGAAGTTGATATCATTCTTCCAAAAAATGCCGTATTAAGAGTTTCTGATGGTAAATGGACTGTTGATAATATTCTTAAAGTTGAAGATAATATTCGAACAGTTAGTATAGCCAATGGTACACAAACTTACTTTAGAACAGCTCAAGAAGTTGGCCAAGGTGATGTTGATGTTTATGTGAATGGCGTTCTAAAAACTTTTGGTAATACTAATGATTACCTTCTATTTAAAGATGACCGATATGTCATTTTCAATTCTGCTCCTGCAGCCAATTCAGTCGTTGAAGTTTATTATTCAAATTTTGATCCAATCTTTTTAAATCCAACCTATTCTGGTGGTCTTTTAATTACAGGCCTTACATCGGGTGCTACGGCAATTATTGAAAAGGCTGGAAGAAGAATTATTTCTGATGGAACAAATCTAGGTGCTCCATTTGAAATTTTCATTAATTCTAAAACACTCACGGGTAATTTTATCAATGGTGAAGTTCTACAAGCTTTAGCCGTTGATCCAGATGGTATTGAAGCTGGAATATTAACACTCCAACTTGATACATTCTCAATTGTCAATCGTATTAATGTAGTAAATAAAGGCGCTAGTTATAATGTTGGTGATCCAGTTATTGTAACTGGTGGCGGTGCAAGTTCAGATGCTACTGCATATGTTTCAAATACTGTATCTGGTATTATTGATTCAATTACACTCACAAATGGTGGTGCTGGGTTTTCATTAGGTGGTAATGTATTGGTAAATGGTGTATTTACTGGTAATTTAGAAATTCTACTGAATGGAATTGATACTACTGGAGTAGCTAACTCAACATCAAATACCTTTTATGTAAATACCGACCTCATTTCAAATTATTCAAGCACACTTATCTCATCTTCTGATTATGGTTTTCCATCAACGATTAATGCTAGTGGTGAAAATGTAAATACAGTTATTGCTGATGCACTTACTACTCTCACAATGACTGATTTGGGTCCAATTACCAATGTTTTAATTTCAGCATCAAATGTGTCAGTATCAACAATTCCATCATTAGATGCTTATGGTGCAACATTCTTAGCTGGGGCTGAAAAATATTCAATTAGAAAATTTGGCTCCATTGGAAGATTTAAAATAAATTCAGGCGGCACAGGATATCAAGTTGGTGATGAAATTGTATTTGGTACAAATCCAGATAAAACATACGGAAGAGGTGCAGCTGCAGCTGTTAAAGCTGTTGACGCAACTAATGGTGCAATCACACAAATTGAAATTCAAACATCTCGTGTTTCAGGTACTGCAAATATTACCAATAATACTGCTCAAATTATTGGAACAGGAACTTATTTTGGAACTGAAATTCGTGTAAATGATAGAATTACTGTAAATAATCAAATACGCTATATTAATGCCATATCAAATTCAACCTATGCAACAGTAAATGTTAATTGGACATCATCTGCAACCAATAAAAAAGTTGGTAGAGATGGAATATATTTACTTGGTGGCCAAGGTTACACACAAGGTAATTTTCCAGCAATCACAGTATCTTCATCAAATGTTTCTGCTACAGGCGCTAATGTTCAAATCTCAACTACAATGAGTGAT